GAAATAAGGTCCCGGGGTGTGTCCTTGTGGATGACGTCTCCTGCAGACTGAGTTAAGGAGTAAAAACATATGCTCAAGATTACAAAAGGAAAGACGGCCAGGGCCTTGAAGGTTGTTGTGTATGGGTCAGAGGGCATCGGGAAGAGCACCTTTGCAGCTGATGCGCCGGATCCGCTTTTTATCGATACCGAGGGCAGTACGGCCCACATGGATGTCCGCAGGATCGAGAAGCCTGAGACCTGGGACGAGCTGGTGGACATCGTAAAGGAAGTGGCGGTGACGCCTGGGATCTGCAAGACGCTGGTGCTGGACACGGCAGACTGGGCTGAGCAGCTGTGTGTGACAAGCGTCTGCCAGAAGTACAAGCAGCCAAGCATAGAGAGCTTTGGCTATGGCAGAGGCTATGTATACCTCTCGGAGGAGTTCACCACCCTCCTTTCAGCTTTCGATGAAGTAATCGCAGCCGGGATCCATGTGATCGTGACAGCCCATGCGAAGATGCGAAAGTTCGAGCAGCCTGATGAACAGGGCGCTTACGACAGGTGGGAGATGAAGCTCTCAAAACACGTAGCACCACTTCTTAAGGAATGGTGCGACATGCTCCTCTTCCTCAACTACCGCACGTATGTGGTGACATCGGAGAGCAATGCAAAGAAGGCGCAGGGGGGAAAGCGTGTCATGTTCACCTGCCACCATCCCTGCTGGGATGCAAAGAACCGCCAGGACCTTCCGGAGGAGCTGCCTTTGGACTTTAAGGCAGTGGCTCACCTCTTTACCCTGGAGCCTACTGCGGAAGCAGAAAAGCCCCTGGTCCGGTTAAAGAAGATGATGGATGAGGCTGGTATCACTGAGGAAGAGATCCGAAAGGTGGTAGCTGAGAAGGGTCACTACCCTGTAGAAGCCGGGATCGAGACCTATAGCGATAAGTTTGTAAACGGCTGGCTTATCAAGTACTGGCCGCAGGTAACAAAGATGATTACAGAAGTACAGTAAGGAGACCATCATGAGTGATATGAATCAGAACATGTTCCTGGATTGGGACGATGAGATAGAAAATGACGGCCAGGAGTTCGTTATTCTGCCTGAGGGTGATTACAACTACACAGTCACAGCCTTTGAGAGAAGCCGGCATCCCGGGAGCGCGAAGCTCCCTGCATGCAATAAGGCGTCCCTGACCCTTCAGGTAAAGACGGACCAGGGGATCGCCAACTGCTTCACGGACCTGTTTTTGTACCGGACCATGGAGTGGAAGCTCTCTCAGTTCTTTCGCAGTATTGGATACAAGCAGAAAGGCCAGCGCCTGGTCATGGACTGGAACCACGTGATCGGCAGCGTCGGCCGCGCTCATTTTAAGCCCTCTGAGTACAAGGACCGTGAGGGGAATACCAGGACCAAGAATGAAGTGGAGCGGTTTCTCGACTATGACGAGAAGTACTTCCCCAATGCCCAGGACGGCTTTATGGCTGTCCCTGAGACCGACGACGACATTCCGTTTGATTGATAGGAGGTGCCAATGTTTGAACTTAGACCGTACCAGGCTAAGGCAAAACAGGCGATCCTCTCTGCATGGGACGAGGGGCAAAAGAAAACGCTCCTCGTCCTTCCGACAGGGTGTGGGAAGACCGTCGTGTTTTCCGCAGTCACAGAAGAACAGGTAGAGAAGGGCCACCGGGTCCTGATCATGGCACACAGGGGAGAGCTCTTAGAGCAGGCGGCAGACAAGCTAAAACAGGCGGCCGGCCTTGACTGTGTGGTTGAGAAGGCAGAGAGCTCGAGCCTTGGGAGCTTTATCCCTGTGACAGTGGGTTCTGTCCAGTCGCTCTGCCAGCCCGTCAGGCTCTCCCGGTTTCCACATGATTACTACCAGGACATCATTGTCGATGAAGCCCATCACTGCCTCTCAGACAGCTACAGACGTGTTCTGGACCACTTCCCCGACGCCAACATCCTCGGTGTGACAGCGACACCAGACCGCGGGGATATGAAGAACCTCGGAGAGTTCTTCGACTCCAGGGCATATGAATACAGCATGAGTGATGCTATCAAGGAGGGGTACCTGTGTCCCATCAAGGCCCAGATGATCCCTCTGGAGCTCGATATCTCCAAAGTGAAGATGAGCAGCGGAGACTTTTCTGCTGGTGAGGTCGGCTTTGCCCTGGAGCCCTACCTTCATCAGATCGCAGATGAGATGGTGCATTACTGCAAGGGGAGACGCACGGTGGTCTTTTTGCCACTCATCGCGATCAGCCAGAAGTTTTGTCAGATGCTTCGTGACCGGGGACTAAAGGCAGCGGAAGTAAACGGCAATTCCACTGACCGCTCCCAGATTCTCTCTGATTTCGAGGCTGGCAGGTACGACGTCCTCTGCAACAGCATGCTCCTGACGGAAGGTTGGGACTGCCCTGCGGTGGACTGCATCGTGGTGCTTAGGCCCACGAAGGTGCGCTCCCTCTACCAGCAGATGGTGGGACGCGGGATGCGGCTCTTTCCCGGAAAGGACCATCTGTTGCTCTTGGATTTTCTATGGATGACAGAGCGGCACGATCTCTGCAGGCCCTCAGCCCTTGTCAGCAAAGACGTGAAGATAGCAGAGATGATCGATGACAAGGTCAAAAAGGGAGAGGAGGTTGACCTAATCGAAGCAGAAGAGCTGGCGGAGCAGGATGTCCTCGCACAGAGAGAAGCGGCTCTTGCCAGAGAGCTCCACAAGATGCGTACCAGGAAGCGGAGCCTTGTCGATCCCCTTCAGTACGCCCTCTCCATCGCAGCAGAGGATCTGGCGAACTATACACCATCCTTTGTATGGGAAATGGCGCCGCCTTCCCAAAAGCAGCTGGCCTTCCTCGAGAAAAGAGGTATTTACCCGGAAGGCGTACCAAATGCTGGGATGGCATCTCTTCTCATCGACCGGCTGATGCGGCGCCGCGACGAGGGCCTTGCTACCCCTAAGCAGATCCGGCTTCTCGAAAGATATGGATTTAGAAAGGTCGGAACATGGAAGTCAGATGCAGCAAGTAAGCTCATCGCAAGGATATCAATGAATCACTGGGCAGTGCCGCGCGGCCTGGATCCCACAGTATACAAACCATAAAGGAGAAAAACATGGAGAACAATACGAACATTTTATCAGCTCTCAAAGCCCTGGACGTAGCAACCTTGACAAGGGCGGAATGGATCACAGTAGGCATGGCTTTAAAGGCAGAGGGCTTTCCCTGCTCCATCTGGGACGACTGGTCCCGGAATGACAGGCGCTACCATCCCGGTGAGTGCGAGAAGAAGTGGGACAGCTTTCATGGGAGTAGCAATCCCGTAAAGGGTGGCTCGATCGTCCAGATGGCAAAGGACCGCGGCTGGACTCTCTATGGAGACGACGGTTGCCTGGCCTGGGACGATGCCATTGAGTACGACGGGGATCCGGCCTTCACCGGTTTCGCGCAAGAAGCTTGGAGCCAGACCGGGGACCTGATCAAGTACCTGGAGACGCTCTTTCTTCCGGATGAGAAGGTGGGCTATGTCACGAACGACATCTGGCAGGATGCGGAGGGACGGTGGGTGCCCAGCAAGGGCGTTTATGACAGGACGGCTGCAGAGCTCATCGCCTCTTTGAAGAAGCACAAGGACGACCTTGGCGCGACTATCGGTGACTGGAAAAAGGACGTCGGAGCCTGGATCCGGTTTAACCCGGTCGACGGTAAGGGCGTAAAGAATGAGAACATCACGCGCTTTACCTATGCCCTGGTCGAGTCTGACACACTGCCCATAGCTGAGCAGGACATACTCTTTCGGAAGATGGAGCTGCCGATCGCGGCCCTGGTCCACTCCGGGGGCAAGAGCCTGCATGCGATCGTCCGTGTCGATGCAGACAACTACACGGAGTACAGAAAGAGGGTCGAGTTTCTCTACGACTTTCTCGAAAAGAACAACGTGCATATTGATAAGCAGAACCGGAACCCGTCCCGCCTCTCCAGGATGCCCGGAGTCACGCGGGGTGGGAGTCGCCAGTACCTGATAGCTACGAATATCGGACGTAAGAGCTGGGTGGACTGGATGGACTTTGTAGAAGGCGTGACTGACGAGCTGCCGGATATGGTGCCACTCTCTCAGTACCAGGACAGCCCGCCAAAGCTCCCGGAAGAACTGATCGAAGGGATCCTCCGCCGCGGCCACAAGATGCTGATCTCGGGATCTTCAAAGGCAGGAAAGAGCTTCCTCCTCATGGAGCTCTGCATCTGCATCGCGGAAGGAAAGAAGTGGCTGGGCTTTCCCTGTAGGAAGGGCCGGGTCCTGTATGTGAACCTCGAGATCGATCCCGCAAGTGCCATCAACCGGTTCCTCAAGATCTACGAGGCCATGGGAATACCGATCAAACATGCCAAGAACATCGTTATATGGAACCTGAGGGGCCACGCGGTACCACTGGACCAGCTGGTACCCAAACTCATCCGAAGGGTCCGGGATATGAAGCTGGATGCGATCGTGATCGATCCAATCTACAAGGTCATCACGGGTGATGAGAACTCAGCTTCTGATATGGGAGCCTTCTGCAACCAGTTCGACAAGATCTGCAATGAGACCGGGTGCAGCACGATCTACTGCCATCACCACTCCAAGGGATCGCAGGGCTCAAAGAAAGCTATGGACCGTGCCTCCGGGAGCGGTGTGTTTGCCCGGGATCCGGATGCCCAGCTCGATATGATCGAACTGGAGCTCTCAGAAGATATAAAGAACAATGTCCGGGATGACAATGCCACGGCCTGGAGGCTGGAGTCACCTCTTCGGGGGGTTCCC